TTATTTCTTTCTCTTATTCATCTCTTTGATGTCCCAGAAGGCAAGCTCTAACGCTTTGCGTACTTTTTCTTTGTCCTCAGCGTTGAGGACGACGCCGTTGTAGGTGAGATCATCATCTTCAAGGACTTTTTCGAGCTGGCGGCGGGTGCGCGCGTCGATCTTCTTCCCCGTGGGAGAGACAGTAGGGATTTCGTTGGAGGCGGGGGGTTGTTCCCAGCCCATAATATAGGCAGGTGTAACACCGTATACCTCAGCAAGCATTTCTATTTTGTCCGCAGGTATGTTTGTTACAATATCGTTCTCGTATTTATATAGTGTTTGTTTTGATACGAGTACACGTTGACCAACTTCGTCTTGTGTCAATCCGCGATCTAAACGAAGGGCTTTTAAGCGCGCCCCGATAGAACCGTTGGGCATATATCAGTCCCTCCTCCTTATAATAATATGATATTTATATATTAACATAAATGGTATAAAAAGCAACAAAAAAGTTACTTTTATGGAAAATAATATCTTGACAGGTTACTTTAAGCGGTGTATACTCATGGTATCTTAAAAAGTTACCGTTGAGGAAAGGGGGGCGCATAGATGATAAAAACGGATGAGCTGATTGGTTTGATGGCAAAGCATCATATCTCTCGCAAAGAGATGGCGAAGAGACTCGGTATTGCACCGAAAACATTCTCTCTCAAATTGAAAAAGGGGCATTTTGGTTCTGACGAAATTGAAACTATGATTGAGGAGTTGGATATCGAGGATCCTATGTCCATTTTTTTTGCCAAGAGAGTAGCTTTATAAGTTACTCCAAGACAACAAAAAAGACGCCCCCAACGGAGGCGTCGCGTACCAGTGTTTTGTGTAGGTAGTTAGTGTCTGTGACCTTTTGCTCCTGTGTAGGGGTTGGTGTTACCAGAATGGCTCCAGTTGTTGTCTCGGCTGCTGTCGGGGTCACTGCGATAGTGACCGTTGACGTGAGTTCCATTGGAACGGTCATAACCATTGACGTAGACATCGGCACTTGCCGTACTGGGCGGCAGGAACGCCGTCACAGCAATGGCAAGAATCGGAATTGCAAAGAGTAGCTTTTTCATAGGTACTCCTCCTTTGGACACTGGTACATAACGAATTATAGCACGATTAAATCAATCAAGCCAGAGACACCGTGCAGAAAAGAGGTGAGGGGATGGCAAAAGAAAAGCCATCGGTGAGAGGGTAACCTTTACGCTCTGCATGACGAGCGAGGAAGCTGCCGAACTTGGAAGTGTACTCGTTGAGAACCGTATCATCTAATAAGGAGGCGAAATGAGTGTATCTGCATAAAGTTCACTTACTCCAACCGTTTGAGGAGAAGCGGTTGGGCAACTCCTTGACGTGGAGTGCTGCTTACGACGGGAAGGTGTTGACTATTTCCCATCGGTCGGGACGCACGTATCACGAAAAAGTTGCCTCACCCGCTTTCATCGGTGTGGACATTTCGGGCGGCAAGCCCCGCGTTTTTCCAATCAAGAGGCCGCGCGACCCGCGCCGTGCTCTCCTGTGGGACTATGATTTTCGCAAATGTAGCGAACGGAAGAAAGCCCCCACATATGAGGAGTTCGAGGAACAGTACTGTTTCCTTCCGCGTAAGGACTACCGTGACACACTGTATTACGCAAAACACTTTGTCTATCGTTCCAAAACGTTGTTCCTTGGCATCGTTCCGGAAGCAGTGATGTATCAGGGATTCCAGCGCGCGTGGTGGATGTCACCTGATTGCACCGTGGAGGAAGTGCGCAAAGCCATTGCGGGCTTTGCGCGACGCTACCGGAACGCTACGCGGTTTGCGTTGTATCAGAGACATTGCGTGACATGCAAGGAGGAGAAGAAATGACCGCCCTGAGCTGATGATGGCAGGTCATGATAGAGGGGGACGATGATGGAGGAGGTTAAGACGCGAAAACCTCGCAAACCAAGGAAGCTGAAGTACAAGCTCACCTTGGTGAGCGAGCCCGGCACTGGTTCGCCCGCTGAGATGTGGTCGAAGCTGGCCAAGATTGTTCTTGGGATTGAGGTGAAATTCCGGGATGTAAAGAGAGAGGAGGAGGCAAAATGCGTGAGTTTTGGACACCCGTCATAATCGGCGGTGCATTCGTCGCAGCGGCTGCACTCTGCTCGGGGGCGGTCAATCCGTGGGATGACAGTAGGGCTGTCCTCGTCGAGGAGGTCTATACCGTCCGTACGGGCGATACCATCTGGGGTATCGCAGAGGAATACTGCGCCAAGAATACTGGCACGCGCCGGTATATCCTCGAGTACAAGGCGGGGATGGAGGAAAACAATCCGTGGCTCGTGGAGCGCAAGGGGGAGATTTACCCCGGGGATGAGATCAAGGTGACGTACTGGGTCAAAAGTGAGGAGGTGGAGAAATGAAAACGGAAGTCATCCGGGAAGCACCGGCATTTGTTTTGCAGGGGAGTTCCTACAACGGGGCGGGGGAGACTGTTGAAGTTTCCTATGCTGATCTGCGTGCAGCAGAGGTTGGAACGTCATGGGAAGCCTATGACGACAACGACTGCGGGCACGCTCTCGAGGAGGAGAGTGCAGAGGTCGTCTACAAGACCGCACGGGGATGCGCAGTCTTGTTCCGGAGTGGAGGCGCAACGGACGATTCCGCCCCCGAAGATTGGGAGGATACCCTCGAACTCGTCTGGTACGAGTTTGCGTCAGGAGGGCAATCATGACGCCGTGGCAGACGCGCCGTGAGGTCGTGGGCGGCATCCTGACGATGTGGCGGGTGTTCCGCGTGGTTGACGGTGTGGAGGAGCTGGATATCTACATGTACGGCACGCAGGATGAGGCGAATGTGGCGGCGCGAAAGATGAATGAGATGGAGGAGGTGACGAAATGACGAAAGAGGAGTTTGATAGGGCGGCGAAGACTATTGAATCCGACGAGGTTCTTATTTTTGTGAAAAGGGTGAACAGCGGCGATTCTTCCGTCTTTACATGTGGGAGCTTGGATGACGTTGTTACCGCTGCGGCAAAGACAATCGCAGGTGCGGCAGAACAATCCGATAAGAAGCTCCTGCGTTTGATTGACGCAGTGCTCATCTTCTCTGCCCGTATCAGAGAAGCGTGCTCTCCTGATGAGAGTTTTATGATTCCACTGTGGAATTTCGGTGCAAAAGAAAAAGCGCCCGATGCGGCGGCAACCGCTCAAGGCGCAAGGCAATAAAGCTATACCGTGATTATATCACGGATGAGGAGGAATAACAATGGCTAAACTCATCATGACCGTTGCAGAAATGGAAGATGAAGTGAAATGGCTCGAAGCACGGAGCACAGGAATTGGCGGAAGCGATGCCTCTGTCATCGTTGGTCTCAACCGCTGGAAGTCGCCCTTCCAGCTCTGGCTTGAAAAGACGGGCAGGGCAGCGCCGGAAGACCTCAGCGGAAACGAGTATGTCTACTGGGGGAAGGTGCTTGAGGAGGCAGTCGCACAACGATTCTGCGAGCTCACGGGAAAGAAAGTGCAGCGGCGCGGACTTCTCCAGATGGACGAATGCCCATTCATTCTCGCAAGCGTTGACCGCATGGTCGTCGGCGAGAACGCGGGGCTTGAGTGCAAGACCTGCAACGGATTCGCGGCGAATGAGTGGGAGGACGACGAAGTGCCCGCCGCCTACTATGTCCAGTGTCAGCATTACATGATGGTGACCGGATGTGATCGGTGGTACATCGCCGTACTCATTGGGGGGAATCGTTTCGTCTGGAAGGAGATCCCCCGCAATGACGCTGAGATCGATCTACTCCTTGAGGCTGAGGTTGACTTTTGGAACAAGGTCACCACGGGCACAATGCCGGAGGTGGACGGAAGCGAGAGCTGCAAGGACGCCCTTGCGGCAGAGTTCCTGGGCGGTGTCACAGAGCCGCTGACACTTCCCAAAGACGCCGCATCAATCGTCGAGCGCATCCAAGAGCTTGACTCTGTTAAAAAGCAGACGTTAGAAGACCTCGAGCACCATAAGAACCAGCTCCGCAAAATGCTTGGAGACTACGAACTCGGCTACGCTGGAGACTATAAAGTCTCATGGAAAACACAGGCAGGGCGTACGACCATCGATCAAAAGACGCTCAAGGAAAAGGAGCCGGAAATCTATGCAAAGTATGCCAAGCAGGGCAAGCCGACCCGCGTCCTGCGCATCAGCTGACGGATAAAGAAGGGAGACAATCATCATGGCAAGTGTAAAAGGCGGCGCAATCCAGAAAGCGCAGGAACAGAAGAGCGTAGCGGCACAACAACAGCGTACGATCAAAGACTTGATCGTATCGATGGAGGGGCAAATCGCGAAAGCACTGCCCTCCGTCCTTACCCCCGAACGATTCACCCGCATGGTGCTCACAGCCCTCAGCACGAATCCGACACTGCGTGAGTGTACGCCGGCCAGTTTCCTCGGAGCGATGATGCAGGCGGCGCAGCTTGGCGTAGAACCAAACACACCGCTCGGGCAGGCGTATCTTATCCCATACAAGAATCACGGGACAATGGAGTGTCAGTTCCAGCTTGGCTACAAGGGACTTCTCGATCTCGCGTACCGTAGCGGGGAAGTCACCATCATCCAGGCGCACGAAGTGTACGAGAACGATGAGTTTGCGTACGAGTTCGGGCTTGAGCCGAAGCTGCGGCACGTCCCGACAACGGGCAAGCGCGGCGCAGTCACGCACTACTACGCCATGTTCAAAACCAAGAGCGGCGGATATGGCTTTCACGTCATGGGGCGCGACGAGGTGGAGGATTTCGCGAAGAAGTACAGTTTCGCCTACAAAAAAGGGTATTCTACGCCCTGGATTACAAATTTTGACGAGATGGCGAAAAAGACCGTCCTCAAGGCATGCCTCAAGTATGCCCCGATCAAAACGGAGTTTGCACGCACGCTGAGTGCCGACGAGACAATCAAGACATCGATCGCAGCGGATATGGTCAGCGAGGCGGACGAGACGGACTACATCGATGCTGAGGCCGTTGAAGTCGAGGACACGCCCGCTGAGGATGCGCCGAAGCCGAACAAGTTTATGGGTGCGGGAAAGGATGTCCCGAATAACGTTGACCCGGAGACGGGCGAGATCAAATGATTCTGGTCGGCAGCGTTGTCGGGGAGACGGACAGAGGTATCAATATCTTTGTCCCCTTCCCGGAGCGCATAGATAAGCTCTATGACTGTCATTCAACCGTTGGTGTAGAGTTTGTGGACAAGCGTCGTATCAGTGCAAAGCAGCGCAAGAAAGCCTATGTGTTGATCTCCTACATCGCCGCATGGTGGGGGTATACGCCCGTTGAGGCGATGAAGGAAATGCTCAAGCTGATGTTTGTTGGTGAGGCTGAGACGCTGCGGAGGTCGTTCTCACTATCCGATTGTGACATGACAACTGCGCGGCTCTTTATCACCTACTTGATTGACTTCTGCCTCTTGCACGGGGTAGACGTCGGAGAACCGCTGTATCAGCTCTCAGAGGACATACCTAGGTATGTGTGGGCGTGCCTCATGAACAAGCGGTGTGCGGTGTGTGGCAGGAAAGCGGAGCTGCATCATGTCGATCACGTCGGCATGGGACGCAACCGCAAGGAGATTTGTCACATAGGTATGCGTGCGCTCCCTCTTTGCAGGGAGCACCATACGGAGATTCATGCGGTAGGGCAGGAGGATTTTCTGAGGCGGTATTTCCTCGAGCCTGTGAAGATTGATGAGCGGATTGCGAAGGTGTACGGATTGAAAGCGAGGTGAAGATATGCTGACACTGATTGACCGGTTCAGAATGTTTGCGAGGGCAGCATCGGTGGACGATAGAATCGGCTCCAACGAAATAGCGGTTTATACAATGCTTCTGAGCATTGATAATGACCTGATGTTTCAGGAGTGGTTCGGGTGCTCTGATCGCCGCTTGCAAGATATGATCCAAGTCGGAAGTGTGCATACCATCACGAAAGCAAAGAACAGGCTGAAGCAGCTCGGGTGGATTGATTTCAAGGCGTCAGGGAAAAAGACGACCCTGTATAAATTGACTGTTCCCGATCGTGCTACAGATAGTGCTACAGATAGTGCGGCAGATAGTGCGGCAGATAGTGCGGCAGATAGTGCTACAGATAGTGCGGCAGATAGTGCGGCATTAAATAGACAAGACAAGACTGCTAGACAGTTAGACAAAGCTGCTGCTGCCGCGCGCGATCATCCTATCGAGGAAAAGGATCTTGGGGAGGTGGTGCGTACGTTCGAGAACAACATCCATCCCCTCTCGGGAAAGATCGAGCGTGATAGGCTCATCGACCTTACCGACGAATACGGCGTTCTCTGGGTAACGTCTGCCATCGAGGAGGCTGCCCTCTCCAACGGGCGCAATCTGCGCTATATCACGGCGATTCTTGAGCGGTGGAAGCGTGAGGGGTTCAAGGCACCGAGAAAGAAAGGCGGTGGAAACTATGGCACTGGAATCATTCATGGACACATGGCAGGAGATGGCGCAGAGAAATCCCCGTATGCTGCATACTTTGACGGCGATCCGGGAACGGGAGCGGGCGATATTGCAGGAGGCACGACCACGGAGAGCCGCGATCCTCCAAGTGATCTGCGCCTTGCCGGAACAGGTGCGTTCGGATGCGGAGCTTCTTCAGGCGGTGGAAGCGGAGCGTATCAAACAAGAGCATGACGCTCTCTGTGCTCGTTGCGCTTATACCGTGGACACCTGTCATGAATGCAAGTACAACGGGCAGGACTTCACGTACCGTCGCTATGACAACCAGTTTCTCTCCTGCATCCCTCTCTGCACCAAGTACAAGACGCAGCAGGAGCAGAAACGCATCGCAAAGCTCATGGGGGTCGGCGGTGTCGGCGAACGTTTCCGTTCACGCAGTTTTGCGACGTTCCGTGAGACACCTGCGACAAGATCGGCGGTCGCGATGTGCAGGAGATTCTGCGAAGCGGTGAAGGTTGACCCAAAGGCGCAGGGGCTTATGCTCATGGGCGGTTACGGAACGGGCAAGACGCATCTGGTGGTCGCGATTTTGCGCGAGACAGCAGAGGCGGGGATTCCTGGGATGTTCGTGGTCGTTCCTGACCTGCTCGGCAAAATGCGGGCAAGTTTTGACCGCAAGGATGGCAAGGCGGATGAGCTTGTGACGACGGCGAAGAATGCGCCGCTTCTTGTGCTTGACGATCTCGGCGCAGAGAACCCGCGTCCGTGGGTGGTGGAGCTGGTCTATGTGCTCATCAATCACCGTTACGAGCACATGTTGCCGACGGTCATCACGACGAACTACAGCGGCAATGAGCTTGAGGCGGTATTTGGTCGGCGTATCATGAGCCGCCTTGCAGAGATGACAACGCCCGTGAACATTCGGGCGGAAGATTATCGCATGAGAGGAGCGTGCTGAGATGGGCGCAGAAGAACGGGCAAAACACCTCACGGATATTGCAAAGATCGTCGAGGAAAAAGCGAAAGACATTGATCGTTGCCACATGGAAGGTAGCTATGAAACTGATAAACCGTGGGAGGAAATGGTTCTTTGGCTTCGGAAAGCAAGAGAATGCGTAGACTCTTTGCTTGTGGCACCGGGAGGACAGAATATTGATAGGACAAAGCCGCAGCCGTGTACGAAGTTTCGTGATGCGTCAATAACGGCGTGGATCATGAAATTGTCTGAGGAGGCTTCTGAGGTATCGCATGAGGCGGCAGAACTTTTTTGCTTGCGCTGCGAAAAGCGTGACGAGGCGGATGTGCGGGGACGCCTTGCAGAAGAACTCACAGACGTTATAACGGTATGCGTCTCATGGCTTGATGCACTCGGCTATGACGAGACGATGCGCGATGAGCTGCAGAGGCTCGTGAACGAGAAGAACCGCGAGCGTGGGTATTTCTAGTGAACGTCGGTCTTGTGGACGTGGACGGGACGAAGTTCCCGAATCTAGTCCTCATGAAACTATCGGCGTGGCACAAACAGCAAGGTGACAGTGTTCATCTGCTACGTCCCGAAGACGTTCTGCTCGGCGGCAATCTGTTCTGCGGATACGACAAACTCTATGCCGCGTGCGTCTTTACGGCAAACGCTGAGACGGCGCAGCGGCTCTTGGATATCGGCGCACAGGTCGGCGGGACGGGGACGGATCACCATCAAACGCTGCCTCCTGAGATCGAGCATATTTACCCCGATTATGCGCTATACGGTGACACGGCGACCGCCTACGGATTCCTTACACGCGGCTGTCCGCGCGCCTGTCCGTTCTGCATCGTCGCGGGCAAGGAGGGAAAAGAGAGCCGAAAGGTGGCAGACCTCTCCGAATTTTGGAGCGGGGAGCGGTATATCAAACTTCTTGACCCGAATCTTCTTGCGGCACGGGAACACATGGAACTGCTCGGACAGCTCGCCGAAAGCGGTGCGTGGGTGGATTTCACACAGGGTTTGGATGCGCGTCTTTTGACAGAGGCGAATATCGCACTCATCAACGCGTGCAAAGTCAAAATGCTCCATTTCGCATGGGACAATCCGCGTGATAAGAGTATTCCGCGTATGCTCCAAATATTCGCGGAGAAATCGATGGTGACGGACTACCGCAAGCGCAGAGTGTATGTCCTCACAAACTACTGGAGTACGCACGCGGAGGATTTACGGCGGGTGTACTGGCTGAGAGAGAACGGCTATGACCCGTACGTCATGATCTACGACAAGCCACACGCGCCAAAAGAGACGCGACGGCTGCAACGATGGGTGAACAACAAGATCATCTTTCGGAGTTGTGAACGGTTTGAGGATTACCGGGGGTGAAGAACGTGCTGAAAGAACTCACGCTTTACGGTGAAGTGGACAAAGTGAAAGTTGCCATGAACTGCCTCCGTCTGCATCAACCGCCCGAGGGCTACTATGTCGCGTTCAGCGGCGGCAAAGATAGTTGTGTCGTGCTTGACCTGTGCAAGCGAGCGGGCGTCAAATACGATGCGCACTACAACGTCACAACGGTTGACCCGCCGGAATTGGTGCAGTTCATCCGCCGCTCGTATCCCGAGGCGTGGGAGGGGCGCAACGTCCCCGAAAAGACCATGTGGCAGCTCATCCCCGAAAAGCGGGTGCCGCCGACACGCGGAGTGCGTTACTGTTGCCGATACCTCAAGGAGGGCGGAGGAAAAGGGCGGTTTGTCGTGACAGGCGTGCGTCATGCCGAATCGTCTAAACGCGCAAATCGGCAGATGGTTGAGGTGTGCAGTCGCAACAGTGCAAAGCAATACATCCACCCGATCATCGACTGGTCGGACGCGGACGTGTGGGAGTATATCCACACCTACAATGTACCGTATTGCAAGCTCTACGATGAGGGCAAGAAGCGCCTTGGCTGTATCATGTGCCCATATCAGGGAGCCGAAGGGATGAAACAGGAAGCAGAGCGCTGGTCGCAGTACGCCAAAGCCTACGAGGCGGCATTCCAGCGCATGATCGACAAGCGTCGCGCGGACGGTTTGCCGACCCAGTGGGAGACAGGCGCAGAGGTCATGCGGTGGTGGCTTGGCGAGGACAACAGACTGCGAGACAACGACGATCAGATTACGCTCTTTGGTCTACGGATGGACGAGAGCAGCGTTTGAGAGGAGGTTACGATATGGACGAGTATCATCCGTGCAAGAAGCCCGACCCGACGGCTAGGGAGGCAGTCAAGAATGTGATGCGCCTCCTGCGTGCAAAGGGAAAGAAGCCAAACAAGTACAACGCGCGAAAAACGAGGATATGCGGTCGCACGTTCGATAGCAAGCGCGAGGCGGAAGTGTACCTTGAACTCCTTGCGGACAAGCAGGCGGGGAAGGTGGTGCGCATTGCCTTCCAGCCGTCCTACACGCTCCTTGAGGGATTCACGGATAATACGGGGAAGCGGCAGAAACCTATCACCTACACGGCGGATTTCTTTGTGACGTATGCGGACGGTCATGCGGAGGTGGTGGAGGTGAAGGGGATGAAGACGCGGGATTACATGCTTCGGAAAAAGTTGTTCTTGCACATGATGCGCGACACGAATATCAAATTTCGGGAGGTGCGGTGATGGCGTACAAGGTGGAGCGCAATCTTTGTACAGGAGGCTTCTGTTGCCATTTCGAGCACGCGGGGGAACGGTACTATGCGGACGTAAGTCATACGTTCGACCAC